AGGTCAAGGTTATTCTGCAGGATCTTTGCGACGAACGGATTCATTTCGAACAGGCGGATGTCCGATTTGTCGAAGATGCTAGCCGCCACAAGACTCATATGGCCCCAGAGCGCGCCGACGTCGATCATTGCGATCGCCGGCTGCCGCTTTTTCAGCCAGACGAAAAAAGCCGTCAGCACGGGTTCATAGGGCTCGTTCGGATCGCTGTATTGGCGGCGCAGGCTCGCGCCACCCCCGCCGCCGGGCAAGTTGTCCGAACGCTCGGCCGGAGAGTTTGAAAAATAGACCGGGCGAAATCCGTCGACTTGAATCGTTTGCCTCGGTTCGCCATCGGTAAAGCGAACCGTCAGCCGAGACGCCAGCGCCTCGAGCTCGCGCGCATCGATATCCATCAGAACCTCAACACTCCGCGCGCGAAACCAACGATGTCACCGCATCGTCGGAATGACGAATTCCGCACCGCCCTTGGTGCCGGAGGGCCAGCGCGCGGTGATCGTCTTGGTCTTGGTGTAGAAGCGGATCGAATCCGGCCCGTGCTGGTTGAGATCGCCGAAGCCGGAGCGCTTCCAGCCGCCGAAGGTGTGATAGGCAAGCGGGACGGGAATCGCGAAGTTCACGCCGACCATGCCGACCTGCACGCGGCTTGCGAAATCGCGCGCAGCGTCGCCGTCGCGGGTGAAGATCGAAACGCCGTTGCCGTATTCGTGCTCCGACGGCAAACGCACCGCCTCCTCGTAGTCCTTGGCGCGCACGACCGAGAGAACGGGGCCAAAAATCTCTTCCTTGTAGATGCGCATGTTCGGCGTGACATTGTCGAACAGGCAGCCGCCCATGAAGTTTCCGTTCTCATAGCCTTGCAGCTTGAAATTGCGGCCGTCGACCTTCAGGTCGGCGCCTTCCTTTACGCCGATGTCGACGTAGTTGCGCACCTTCTGCATGTGCGCCTTGGTCACCATCGGGCCGTAATCGGCCTGCGGATCGGTCGAAGGGCCGACCTTCAGGCTTTCCACGCGCGGGATCAGCTTTTCGACGAGAGTGTCGGCGGTCTTTTGCCCGACGGGAACGGCGACCGAGATCGCCATGCAGCGTTCGCCCGCCGAGCCATAGCCCGCGCCGATCAGCGCGTCGACCGCCTGATCCATGTCGGCATCCGGCATCACGATCATGTGGTTCTTGGCGCCGCCGAAACATTGCACGCGCTTTCCGTGCGCGGTTCCGGTGGAATAGATGTATTGGGCGATGTCGGAGGAGCCGACGAAGCCGATCGCCTTCACGCGCTCGTCGGTGAGCAGCGTGTCGACCGCTTCCTTGTCGCCGTTGACGACGTTGAGAATGCCTTCGGGCAATCCGGCCTTGATGAACAGCTCGGCGATCCGCATGGGCACGGATGGATCGCGCTCCGAGGGTTTCAGGATGAACGCGTTGCCGCAGGCGATTGCGGGTGCGGCCTTCCACAGCGGGATCATGGCCGGGAAGTTGAACGGCGTGATGCCCGCGACGACGCCGAGCGGCTGGCGCACGGAATAGAGGTCGATGCTCGGGCCGGCGCCCTCGGTGTATTCGCCCTTCAGGAGATGCGGGATGCCGCAGGCGAACTCGACGACTTCGAGGCCGCGCTGGATGTCGCCCTTGGAGTCGGCGAAGGTCTTGCCGTGTTCGGAGGAGAGGAGGCGCGCGAGCTCGTCGTATTCAGGCTGGATCAGCTCGAGGAACTTGAACATCACCCGCGCGCGGCGCTGCGGGTTGGTCGCGGCCCAGGCGGCCTGGGCCGCCTGCGCGTTTTCGATCGCCTTCTGGACCTCGGACTTGCTGGCGAGCGCGACCTTGGCCTGCACCTCGCCGGTATTGGGGTTGAAAACGTCGCCGAACCGGCCGGATGTCCCTGGAACCGCCTTGCCACCGATAAAATGTCCGATCTGACGCATGTCCTTGGCCTCCCGCCGATTTTCGTGGGGCTTTCCGGCCCGTTTCTCTGATCCGACCCATAGCGCAGCATCTTGGGCCGCGCCAAGCGCGGGTTGGAATTTATTAGCCTTTACGGTCCTACAACACGGACAGGCTTTTTCTCGTGCTGAATCAAATCGAATGGGGCGATGGGGGTCATCGCGTTACAACATCGTTCCTGCGGTTTTTTGTTCATTTCTTGTTCCGGTACTCGACGCGCAGCTTCATTACGTTCTCGGTCTTGCCGGCGCTGCCGCGGCTGTAGCGCTGGGTCATCCCTATGTCGCTATGCGTGGCCGCGTGGCGGACGTGTTCCAGCTCCGCGCCCGCGTCCGTCGCTTCACTGATCGCGCCCGCACGGCTGTCCATGTTGCGCACGGTGTTCGGGATGCCGCATTCGTTTGCAATCTTGCGCCACCAGCGGCGATACTCTTGGCCAGTCCAAGGAACGTCACCAAACTCGCTGACCACAACCGGTCCCTTCGCCGGCAGCATGTCGCGGCTCAGATGCGCGTCCGCCGGTAGCTTCAAAAGCTTTCGGAACTCCTCCATCACCATCGGAGCGAGGGTCAGGTTGACCTCGATTTCTTTCTGGCGCTTGCTGGTGACGTGCTTGAGGATGAGGTTCTGATCGATCTCCTCCCAACGCAGCCCGCGTATCCACTTTTCATTGCCTTCCAAAACGTAGGAGAGGGGGCCGGGCTCATCGAGCGGCACCCATTCTCCGATCACGTCGCGCTGCCGCAGCATCAGATCAAATTGCAGGGCTTGACCAAGGGCGACCGATGGCCGTCCCATTTCGTGAGCCATTGACCGGATTGCGTCGGCCTGCTCCGCCGTGAGGCGTTCGCCGCGCGGCTTGCCGACCTGGAATTTCATCCGGTGAAGCGAGGCGAAAAGGCGCTCGCAATCTTCATCCTCAAGGAACGTCGCGCCGAAGCTAACCAGTGTGCGGAACATGCCCATGAGGCTGTGCGCCATTGGAATCTTGCCGCCCGCGCTCCAGTTCTCATGATAGCGCAGGACGTGACGCGCCTTGATGTCTCTGATTTTCTCGTCGCCGATCGTTCGCTCAAGCATCTTGCAGAGTGTGGTGTAGTGGTTGCGCGTGTTGAAGCGAACTTTTTGAAAGCTGGAATCCGGGTCTGTTTGGTAGGCCCGGATCAGGCCAAGAACTGTTCCGTCATATATTGACGCATTCGGGACGCCGCCGCGCGCCCATGTCAGCATTTCGTTTTGCAAGATGACGCAACGTTCCGCGATGAACTGCAAGGCTACCGCGCTCGGCTCTTGATACTCCTCAGAACTGAGGAATAGCCGAACCGATTTCGGCAGGTAGCCGCGCTTCGCAAGATCGGTGCGCGCCTTCCAACGTGCTTCCCATCCCCACTTGCGGGGACGCCACTGCAAGCCTGGTGCATTTTCAGTAACGGGCGGCTTCCGGTCGGTCATGTCGATCTCTCCGGTTGTCTGATGTGCCCATTTTACTGCTGTTCATGCGCTCAAAGTAAGCCTTCACCGCCGGCCAATACCGCCTATTCCCCCATATCTTCTGCTTTTGGGGAAAGCCCGAAAGCCGATTGCGGTCGAGCTCCTGGATCGTCGCCCGCGCGATCTTTTCAGGCACACCGGAACGCCGGATCAGCTCGGCGTCAGTGACCCAGAGCGTTTCCCTTGCGTCGGTATGGTCTGCGGTGTCGGTCATGCACTCGGCGGTTCCGGCAATGGCATCCAATGCGTGGGTTGACTCCAAAGCGACCTTCCCAATGAAGAACCGTCTTTCCAACACGCCGGTCGCGAGCCGCCCCAAGCGGCGATGTCAATAAAGCGATCTCCGCCCACGAGAATGCGGGTGCCGTCTTTGGGCGCGGTCTCGATTGGTTGCCAGTTGCTCATCTTCTCTCTCGCTTACGGGCGGTTAACTCTGCGCGGCCTCAGACGCGCGCTCCAAAATCTGTTCGCAAATAGATTGGATTTCGTTTTTGTTGCCGCCGTCGTCCACGACCTTTCCGCATCCGCGCGGAAGATTTAAGGGTCGCTTTTCATATCCTGTGGCGCGGAACGCTGCCTCCTCGGCAATCGCCATTCTGATCTTGTCCAGCCCGGTCAGGCGGGCGTCTTGCTTGATGCAGAGCATCGCCTTGCCGTAGGCACTCTTGAACTTAGCCTCGCCAACCATTGCGATGTGCAGTTTTTCATCGGCCTTCATGGGCGCTCCAATTCAGTTTCCTTGTTTGTCAATCAGTGGCCGCGCGCTTCGCTAGCGTGCGCCGGTTGGCCGCGATATTCTCTGCGATGGAGCCAGTGATGCCCGGACCAACCTCGCGGTAATACTCACCTTCTAGAGTCTCTAGGTTCTTGGTGGTCGCCTCAAGCGCGGTGCAAAGTTCCTCGATGTAAAGGCAGGCGCGCTGATGCTTGCCGTTGTATTCCTCAGAATTGTTCAATGCATCGATCAGTAGGCGCGCGTGTTCCTGCGTAAGATGCTTTGGGTTGCCGTGCCGAAAGGCCAACAAGGAGTCATATGCGTCCCCAAAAGGCGTGCGGGGAAGTGGCTTGGCGTCGGCTGGGCACTCGCAGGCAGGCAACCCGCACCGCGAGCACAGTGACGGGCCCCCATGCGTCGGCATTTTGCTCGCGCCCATTGTCATGGTCAGCACCCCTTGCACCAAGGGCCTTCGATGATGGCCCCAACGATCCAGAAAGCGCACGGTGCGCAAGCCAGAGACACAACAAGGATGGCGGCGAATTTGAACGGGTGTGTGCGCACCCACTCTCTGTCTGCGTCAGTTGCCATTGCTGGTCTCCCTTGTTCGGGGCCAATCCTTCGCACGCGAACGAGCGCAATCAATCATGCTGCCAAGCTTGTCAGCGTAGTGATCGAAAGCACCGTCCGCCGTTTTCTCGTAAGCTTCGGCCTCGGTCGCTTCTGGATGCTCTTCGAGATACCGCTCGATCAGTTCTTCGTGTGCTGCGATATAAAGCTCTTTGCTCATGACGCTCCTCAATGCTTATCGGGCGACAGTGCTAATGATTTCCGAGTACCGCTTCTCGCAGTCGGTTCGCGTCTTGAACTTGGGGAACATCAAGACCTCGATGAAAGCGATTGCGTCCGCTGCTCGGCCCTGCTTCACAGCCTCCAGAATGACCGCCAAATCTTCTCGCACTGTGCGGGCTTCAAATTCTTCAATTTCGAGACGGCGGATTTTCTCGCGGTCCCATTCATGAAATTTGTTTAGCTGTTCGTTCGACACCATGACCCGGTAGCCGCGTTCCTTGGCAGCGCAGACCACATCGGCGTCATCAAACTCGTCAATGTCGATATCAACCGTCACGCTTGCCATTTCAGTTGCCTTTCTCAGTCGTTAACGGACGAGAGATTTCATAAATTCGGCAGCCGCGCTGCGCTCTTTCTTATTACGCAGCGGAGTAATGGTGATTGCCGTTTCAGCCTCGCCTGAAGCACAGCAAATCGGACACTCTTCGTCATCGCTTGGAGAGAGGGTTTGTAAATTGCGAACCTTACCTTCGCCTCCGCACCGCCAACATTTTTCAGCCATTTCTGCCTCGCGTTCATCTGTCATCATCTCTGAACAACACGCCCGTCTAATTTCTTCTTGAACCTTGAATCTCTTGAGCAGGCGAATTTGCTTTTGGGCTTGATGCCAAGGTGACGTTTCTTAATCCTGTCCAGCTTGGCTTTCAGCCTTACGTCTTGCGCGGTTTTCGTCTTGTGGACCTCGCGGATTGCCGGCGCGAGGTTGCTTTCGCGGTTTTCTCCGCCGAGCGAGAGAGCCTTGACGTGCTCCAAATCCCAAAGATCGGATGGGAGAATCTTTCGGCCGCTGATGTGACAGACGCCATGATGTCTCTCAAAAACTCGGAGACGAACGCGCGGCGGTGCCTGCGTGTCGTCCGTTTTCCCGATCCATTCTTTGACCGAGCGGGTCATGCGGCGCTCCCGTAAGCGCCGCGCTCGCGCAGCCTGTCGTAAATTGCCAAGATGGCCGCGGCGCCGGTAACATCAAAAACGCCGAGTGCGGTGGACGCTTCCGCTATTGTCGGCGAGCGATCCGATTCCATAAGGCTGCGGCAGAATGGACGCGAAATCGACGCCGTGCAGATGCGCTCCGGACCTGCACGAAGCCACCCTTCGGCATCCCTGGCGCCGCACATCTCAAACCAACCACGAAGCGTAGCCATTCCATCGTCGAGCCCGTGCATCAGAACGGATTGTGCGTTCTCTCCGTAATCCTTGAGGCAATGGAGTGCGGCGCGGAGCGAGATTCCATAGCGCATGCATTTCCGATGGCTGTATCCGTCGACGTCCGGCACGCGATAATCCGTCGGTTTAATGAGATGTGGCCCATGGAAGCCGCAGAAACCGTCGCCGCGCGCGATAGCCTCGATCAGCACCGGCATCCCACCTGACGACACGATATGGATTGCGAGCTGCATCAGGCGGCGGCCTTCCTAATGCGCTCAAGGTGCCGCGCTTCGATATTGAAGGCGGTCTTTTTCCCGGCGGCATTAAGCGTCTCGACGCGAGCCTTGAAGACGTCGCCGACCGCCGCATGATCGTCTTCCGTTTTGCAGCGCCCATAGGCTTGATCGAGTTCGCCGAGCAGGGAGGCGTCGTTTTGGGCTGGCGTCTTAGAGTCTTGCTTGGGCGGCGGCGGCGCTTCGTCTGATAGCGGATTTGCCACCTTCGCGTGGCTGGACGCGGCCGCCACCGTGCCGGCAAACATTTCCTCGACTGTTGCCTCGCCGTTTTTCAGAGCCGAAAACATGCCGCGGAGCGTCGGGATATGCTCAAGCGCAATATCGTCTGCGCCGGCAACTCCAAGCGCCGTAAAGACCTGCTCTGGCTTCACGCCGAATTGCGCCAGCGCCTTGATGGCCTTGTCGCGCGTAACGGTAAGTGTGGCGATATCGCCGGCGATGGTGTGCTCGACCGCCTGGTAGGCTTTCCGCCAGAGCGCCTTTGGAACGCCGCCCAGAATGGCGTTGCGCAATGCAATAGCGCATGCCGCGTTGCCGGTGACGACGATCATATCGTCACTGAAAATCACCCCGCGCCGATCAGAAATGCGGCGGCGAACCTCAGCCCGCGTGGCGGTGTTGCTTTCAAGATCGTGAAAGATGCCTTCAGCGATGACGACCTTTTCCACGCGATCGACATGCACGACTCGCGATGCGGCGCGACAATTGCCGTAGGACGCCTTTACGATCTCGGCGAAACGGATCGACGGCCCCTTAATCGGCTTCCCACCCCTTGGCAGGGCGTAAATTGCCTCTTCTGCCGTCTCTTCGTCGAGCGTGGCGAGTGAAAGCACATCGCGCGCAACCTTTGTCAGTTGCCGCGGGAAGCGCTTCGCTGTGGTGATCTGCGTATCGATTTCGGCGCGGCTTAGGCCGATGGCGAGCGAACCATCCATCGCGTCGATGACGGCCGGCGCTTGCTCCGTCGTTTCGATTTCAGGCTGTGCGTTCATGATTGCTCCGCTGGTGAAACGTGTTCCCGTGTTTCGGATTGCGACACCATGTAAGTGCGGTTGCGGCGCCCAATCTGGGCCATGGGCTGCAATTCGATAAAGACGCCAGCGGCGCTTGCGCCGTCGAGCGCGCGGTTAAGCGATATGAGCGCCTCACACACGTCACGCACCGACCGCCGCTGTTCGTGTGTCGCCATCACGCCGCCCTCGCTTGTGACCATGCTGGAAGATCATTGATGTCGAGTTCTGATACCGGCTCAACGAGCACCCACGGTTCATTCAGCCCGAACCTGCCGACGAATTCCTTGTATCGCTCAATCGCGCGTTCAATGTCGCGGCGGCCCGCTTCCAGAATCGGATTGCCAGGCGATAGCGAGCACGCCCATGTGATCGGCGAATTGTCCGCCTGCCAGAATACGAACACGGCGGCGAATTCGGGCGACGACACGGCGCGATGCAGCCACTCCGCATCGTGCTCGCCGAACACGCGGCCACTGGCGAGCAACGCCGCCATCGCTTCGCGGCCTTCGCAGTAGTGGCTGGCCTGCACCTCGTATCTGTAATCCGCTAGCGACCGGCGGCACGCTTCGACGAAATCAATGCCGCGCGAATTGCGGATGGATTTGAGGTCGGAGAACGCGCGGATTTTCAGATAGTCGAAGCGGCACTTGAGCCGCGTCCCGTCCGGCCGCGTCCAGAATATGCTGACCTCCGGATAGCCGTTGGCAAATGCTTCCGCTAAGTGAGGATTGGCGCGGATCATCTGGCCGCTGATGAGGATGCGTTCGTAATCCTCGCGTTTAAGCGGCGTCTTGCCAAGGTCGGCGAGTACCGCTCGTTCGGCCTTGCCGTCCTTGGTCGCGCCGCTGAAATCGGTCGGGCCATAGGCGCGTTCGAATGCATCGCGGCCTTCCAGCACGAATTTATGGACGGCGCGCCCGAAGATTTGCGACGCAGTCGGCTCTTGCGATGGGGCTACCGGATTGAGCGGCGACGACCACCACCAATCGGGCGGCGAGCGAAGAAGCTTACGCAGATCGGTCGAACCGAGTGCGAGATCGCGGTGATACGCCGCCTCATCCAGGTCGAAATAGATGCCGTCGGCAATGTACTCAGTCATGACGCTTTTTCCATTCGGATTTCCGCGCGCAATTGCCGGCGAATGAGCCGCTCCAATTCCAGATGAACCGCGCGAAACGCGAGCCATTTGCGCTGCGCGCGATAGGCCGCGGCGCGCTTCCTGAGTTCGAATATTCGTTCGGCACGAGAGGTCATTTGCGTGTCACCCGCCTGTGCGGTCATCGTTTCTCATCAAGGGTCCATTCGCCGTAGAAGCAAACAACCTGCAGTCCCTGTGTGCCGTCCTTTTTGAGGCGGCGGGCATACACCCAAGGCTTTGTTTGCTGCCCAAAACTCCCATCAATACGAGTAACGATGCCGGAGCCCTTGCGGCTGTGCTTGACGCGCGAACCAATGGAAACGCCGTGTTTTTCAAACGCGAGCTTGGTCTGCAAATCCTGCAAACGATTTTGCGCGGCAATGACCGCCTCGCGCGCGGCATCCAGATCGGCGTTGGCCTTCTCGATTTCTTGTTCCGTAGTCATCGCCGTTTTGTTTCCTCTCGTCATCGGGAACGCTGATTTACCTGTGATGCTTCTCGACTTGGCTAGAAGGGACTTGTCCCCCAAGACACAACACACACCATCACCACGGTAGAAACCGAAAGAACCGTTGCTACGACTGCACCAAGGATTGGAATGAACGCGGTCATGGCAGTACGTTCTCGTTGGAGGGCGAGTCACGGTCGCGGATTTCGTCCATCGCTATGCTCCGCATCTTCAGGGCGTCCGCGGCGCATTGCGCGTTTGACCATGCAATCTGTCTGATTAGGCCGCGCAGCCGCTCGTTCTCGGCGCGAAGCCAGCAGGTTTCGTTCCACTGCTTCTGAAGGTACTCAATCAGTTCGCCGCGAGTGCCTTCCTCGGCTAGGGCGTTGATGAACGCGGCATTGACGTGCGGGAAATCACTCATGCGAATTCCCTCTCAGTCGTGACTTGCAAAACGTCATCGCCAAGGTGACGGGCAAGCCAATTCCGTAGATTGTCCGATGTGACGCCGAAGTCCTGATCCCACACCAAAGAGAAAACCTCCTCGGCAATGTCATAGGTGATGTCTGAACAGGTGCCGCCGGGGATTGCTTCGTAAACCCGGTCGATATCCTCGTACTGACCCTCGACGATGCCGCGCGCGATCTGTTCGATTGTCATGCGGTCGCAATCGATCTCGTAGATGCCGGTTGCGCGGCGTCCGAAAACCATCCCGTCGAAGGTGATGAAATAGAATGGGGCGGTGTTCATGACTCACCCCGTGCTCTGGCGAGGGCGGCGCGCAACGTTTGGTTTTCGCTCTCAAGTTCGGCAATGATGCCGAGAGCTTCATTCACCCCAGAGAAAGGCCCGTGCGACATGCCGAGTAAGCCACGGTCAGGATGGCTGAAACAGGCTTTGTGGGCTGCATCGAGTGCGGCGCTAGCTCGGTCGTAGAGGGGACGGTTACCGGGCCCCCAAGGCGTCGGCGTATGCGCGTCATCCCGCGTCATCGGGACAGAACGATCACCAGTCGTGGTCGCTGGACTTTCCGTGCCCACCAAGTCTGCGGCGCGCGTCATAGGAACATAACCCCCTCGTTAAATTCGCCGCGAATATACACTTTCTGTTTTGAACGTCAATAAAAATGTTTGACCTTCAGCCCAAAACTGTATTAAGCGGCAAAAACTGGCCAGATGTGGCGGGCTTGCCACGGCGGTTCAGGAAGCGGCCGTGGCGTTGGGAAAACCTATGCGAGCGGCCGTGGCGCGCTGATAAGGCCGCGCCGAAGGCCCGAATCGTAAGGGTGACTGCAAGCGGGCAGCTTAGACCGCCTCGACCATGAGGCGTCCTATGGGCGGCAGTACGGGAGCGATCCCCGACAACATAGGATGGCGCGGCGAATCGCTCGACCGCGCTGCCGGGAGGTGGGTGACGGCCTGACGGGTCTCAAACCACACGGCAGGGTCCAGCACTGCGTCGAAAGACGCGGGGTAAGCTGGACTCTGCCGAAAGGCAGGCTCCGACCTTCGGGGTCTCTTAAAGGGGAAGATATAAACAACCTATCCTGATACTCAGGACTCAGTTGTTTTAAGAAGGGCGTGCCGCAAAATTTTCGCGCGCGTCATCGGCAGAACCTCTCGATGACAAATCCAGCTTCGGGCGCCGCGCCGTCGGCGATGAATGCTGTTCTGGTCGGCACGATATAGGCGAACGGGGCGGGGGAGGCGTACCCGCCGAATGAATTTTTCGCGGCGACATTGCCGCAGACCACATCCCATATTTCGCCCTTGGCGTTAGGACGACGTTGCGCTCGGATGTTCTCAAACCTGGCGGATGCTGGGTCTTTTAATTTTGCGGCGACGGCTGCGCGGGCATCTGCAATGCTATCCGCGCGCGAAGGTGCCGACAGCAAAGCAAGACCAACCAATGCAGCCGCGATAAGTCTGGTCACGGCCGGTTGTCCCCGAACGGATCGAATCCCCGCGTCGAGCCGATGACAATGGCGACGATCCGAACTTCGGCTTCCCCGCCTTCTCCATCAAAAAATTTCGGCGAGAGCGTTGTCACTTGATGCGCGGGATTCGATGAGCGCGGACGTAGTTCATAGCGATCGCGGAAGACGTGGACCTCTTTGACGGTGCGGCGCATGAGATGGCCGCCGTCGCGCAGTTCCTCTACGACGACGATCTGTCCGGTGCGCGGCTCGATGCCGGCGTCCGCAAAATCAACGCACGTGATGATGTGGCCCGGAAGAATGCCGAGCTGATCCATGGAGTCGCCGTCAACCAGAAACGCAATGCGCTTGACGTGCGGAGGAAAACGCGGGTCATCCGGCCCATCGATAAATTCCGCGGAAGTGTCATCGAACTCGTTCACTTCCAGCCAGGCTCCCGCCCCGACGCGGCCTTTTATTTGAAACTTGGCCGTTGGTCTTATGCTGCCACTAGAGCGTGCATCGGCGGAAGCGGGCAAGGGCATGGTTCCTTTCGCAACGACAATCGCGCTCGGCATAGTTTCTGAATCGAAAACCGCTTCGCGGAAAAACGCCCCCACTGGAACGCGGGCCAGCTCGGCGATTTGTTTCCAATAACGACGCTGCGGCACCGAGCCGCGCTCCCATCGCGACACCGAAACCTGCTCAACGCCGAATCGGGAGCCGAACGCTGCTTGCGATTCCTGGAGCCCGCGGCGCAGTTCGGCGATCCGGTCCCCTATCGCCCGTATGACCGGCCTGGAACCGCGAAGCGCCTGTTGCGCGGATTTTGCCATGGCGGGTTCCGTCTTAAGTCCCGCCGCTGTCACATCAAAAACAGTTTCGGTATAATCTCCTTGCACCGGCTAAACCTTTATTGTATAGAATGCGGCCATGACGGGACGGGTGGCCCATATCCGAAAACACGTATTCGGCTGCGAAACGCAGGCGGCGTTTGCCGCGATCATCAAGACCTCGCAGGCGACCGTGTCGCGGTGGGAGCAATGGGATCGCATCCCTGGGACGAAGCAAGAGGCAATTCGCGCTGCCGCCCGCAAGCGGCGGATTGCGTGGGATGACCGGTGGTTCTTTTCGGTCCCGAAGCGCGGCGGGGCGATGGCATGACCGGCGCCGCTTCCTCCTCAAGCTCGGTTATGAACTCGCAGAGTCGCACGGCGTCGTCGCGATGGCAGCGACCGGCGCGCATCCTTAGCCGGAATGCCAAGTCGTCGGTTTCTATCGCGCGGAAGAATCTCTCGCGCACGAGCGTCCGCGCAACCTCTTCAATCAAAATTTCCGCATACGCCCGTCTCGGCTTCGGTTCACCCATCGCGCAAGTGTCCTCCCAAGTATGCGTGAGGGAAACTTGGCGGCGCGAATGCCGCTCTCTCATCCGTGGTTCGGGCCATCAGGTTTCGCGTCGGTCCGATTTGATTCCGTGCAGCACCCCCCAGCGCGGAAGCGCGAGCATTGCCGATCCTCGCGGTGCTCATGCGCAGGTCGGCGGCGAGCCTCAACGCCGCCGCCGACCAACCATTCTCATCGACGCAACCGAACATGTGCGACTCGCACCATGCTTGGGCGGCGGTGTCATTCCAATTGCAACTCGGAACAATGAAAGAACGAAAGGGATGGCGGCATGAAGCAGTCGCGCCCCACGACAATCGCCGACCGCGCAACCATGAAGGCGGCGGTGCGCCGCGCATGCGAACTTGCCGGTGGCGTCAGCGCCGCAACGACGAACACCCGCGCCGATGCCGCTTCCCTGTCTCGATATGGCAACCTCAACGAAGCGCTATTCTGTCCAATCGACATCGCAATGGATTTGGATCGGCTCGCAGGCGATGACATCATTCTCCGGGCATGGGCCAACCTGCGCGGCTACGCGCTTCTCCCAGGACACGTCGCGCCGACGCGAGCGCCGCTCACAACCAGCATCGGGGATGCGGCAAGAAAGTTCGGCGCGCTGACAGACACCGCATTGGATGCGGCGGCGGACGGAACGCTGACGCCGCGCGAAGGTCGAGAGATTCTTGACGCCGCGCATAGCGTCGAATCCGACCTGATCGACATCAAGCGCACGGCAATCGGCGCAATGGCGGAGCCGCGCACATGACGGCCTCGCTCTCCCTTAAATCGGTCGAGGAGTTGTTCGACCGCGAATTCTCAGCCCGACCCATACCCCCTGTGTCCGAAGGCTGCGGACAGGGCAAACAAGGCGAGCATGAAGCGCTTGGTCGGGGCTCTTGCCACAGCGGCAAGGCGATAATGGGCCAATGCTCGCAACAAAGCGCCGCCGCATCGCAGGGCCGGAATGAACCGGCATCCGACGCGGCGGCGTCGGCCATCCACGGGGACAAAACAATTCTGATCGCAGCTCTCACGCTTGCGATCAGCGCAATTCCAGCAATCGCGTTTCTACGTTTCGGGTGAGTACCGCGCGGCGCGGTTCTCGCCGCAGCAAAGTCTGATCGGGGCGCGGCGTCGGGCCGCGACAGGGGAGATGAAGATGGATGCGCGCAAGGCGTTGCCGAGGACGGCTGGCCTTCCATCGGGACGAAATGCGAACATTTCCGACGATGCGATGATCGGCTCTGGCCGGACTCATGCGCATAGCGTCCTTGAGATGTACGCCAAGCTCTATGGCCGCCGACCGGCCATGGCGATGTCTGGCGGACTCGTTAAGGGCATCGCCGACTATCTCGTTCTCAATTTCGGACCGCGCGCGGCATTCGAGCTTCTGAGCGGCAGCGCCGACGAAATTCTCACTCAGCAAATCGACGACAGCATGCGCCGCA